GGCATAACTGCCAACGCAATGAGTGCCGCCCACTCTTACTAAAGGAGCCTTCTTGAAGACGGCTTATGGTGGTCCTTACGGAACACCTTGAGTACGCTACTCAAGGGCTTCTACGCCAGGTGCGTAGGCTTCTGCGTACCTTCCTTTCCAGCACGACCAGTGCTGTAAGTTCACTCTGTCTCTCGACAGAGGAAGTACGTCGTAAAAGGTCTGTCAGAGATTCTGAGAGATCATGGGGTATACCTTTCGCAAGGGCTACCTCCACGGCGTTAGCTAAGACCGGCATCCCATAGGGGGTTAACCCTGGGAACACGGAACTTAGTAACCTCTCGTCCTCCTGGTCGGAGGACAGGTAGTCCGCGTCGGCCTCACGGCCGGCAACGTGCCACCATTCGACACCACTGTGGTGCAGAATTTGGTTGGCTCTCGTGGACCGCCTATCGAACGTCCGCAACCGTTCATCACGGCTCCAGACTCTTTCGAGCCATGGGGGCATACGTTCATTCAGCGGTATCCCAAGTGGGTTCCACCCAAGACCAAAAGGCTCGGGCATGTCAGCGATGTAGCTGACCACTCGTTTTTGGCGGGGGGTTAGCAATGCTAACGCCCTGGGGCCGAACATCTGACAAAAGGCCACAAAGCTTTGGTCAGACACCCGACCCTTCCACTTAAAGCCTTGGATAACGCTGTTAGACGTTACCACCCTCCCGATGAACTCGGCGACATCCTTGCTCCAGAGTGTCTTATGCTCTGAAATGGGGACACCGAGGGCTGTCATCAGCTTCCGGTATTGTTGAGCTGTTTCCAGGTCAGCAATAGTGACGTCGTCACCTACAATCACGTAGGGAAACTCGCCACTCACCTCCTCTTCAGGAGTGGGTCGATATCCACTCTCCTTAAACGACCACTGCACCAAGTTATGGTGCAGAATCGCAAAGGATGCAAACGTGGGGTACAACCCTAAAGGTGACCCTACGGTCCATTGGAGATACCTAGACATATCCGCTGAATTCTTAACGAACCAGCGACCTCTGCAGGTATCCTTGAAGAATTGGAGCCACCGTGTTCCAACCCCGTACCTAGACAGGGCTTCCAACTGGAGGTCCAGAGGAAGGTTATCTGAGCAATTGCTCAGATCCATAGAACAAAGGGTACGGCCTTCTCGAATCCATCTCTGGATTTTTGGTAATGCCGCCTCCTGGTCGAATGTACAATCATTCGGCACTCTTCTCAAGGCTGCGAATAGGACGCGTCCCAGGGGCTGGAGAGCCTGCTGGTAAACGCGGTACGGGTTAGCTGCAAAACGCAGTTTATACCCTCCTTCTTGGATCAGGGAGATAATCCCCATATCCGGAAGTTCCTCGGCGCTGAGAGACGGATCAATCTGGCGCTCGGTCTCCATTTGGAGATCCAAGTCAGGTATGAAGTCTTTCTCAAAACCTTTCACAACCCCGCTTAGGATGTCCCAATTCCTGGATGTCCATAGCGGTCGACCGATGAGCATACGGAGTGATTCGTACACCCCATCGATCTCCGGTACTGTGACCAGACCCCTAGGCGCTCTCCGTGATGGAGATGCGTGATAATCCACGAGGGGACTACCGGCATCCTCCCTTACATCAAGGGAGACGAAGAACGGGCTCTGGTGAACCACCTTTAGTCCTTCTGCAAGGACCTCCGGTGCGAGTTGTTCGCGCTGGATAGCGCTCACCATCTTGTTCCACTGTTTCACAGTGACCTTGACCTCACGGTCCTGGTATATGATGCCAGTGTAGACCATAATGCTGTTCCAGGCAGTTCGGAATTGCTTCTTACTTAACCTGAAGAGGCATCGGAAGGCGCCTTTTGGCACTCCATCCCGAGTTTGTCTGGTCCACGAGTGGTACTTAGTCGGCGGTAAACCAGCGAAATGGTGAAGTAAATTCACCTTAATCGCCTTTATCCTCTCGACAGTTTCCTCCTCGCCGTTGCAAGCTATCCATTTCTGGACAAGCTTGACAATCTGGTCAGCCTGACCGGCCGAAAGGCCAGCCACACGCAGTCGCAGGTACGCCTGTTTGGTGTTAAACACCAGCTTTTACTCCTTTCGGATGCGAAGCACAGGGCTACGGAGTGCCCGACCAGGGACACCCGATGATGCGCCGGTGAAAGCGCA